CTATTAGCAAACGCAGAACAGTATGACATTTCATTAGTTATGGCTGGTGATGCATCAACTACTGTTGCTACTTACGTTATTCAGTCTGTTGCAGAATCTCGTTTAGACTGCGTGGCTTTTGTTTCTCCACAGAATGTTTCTAGCGGTGATCCTATCATTGGTGCTAGTTCTACAGAACAAAATGCAATTATTGCATACCGTAACNCACTACCAAGCAGCTCATACGCTGTTATGGATTCTGGTTACAAATATCAATACGACCGCTACAATGACGTATACCGTTATGTTCCATTGAATGGTGACATTGCTGGTCTATGTGCTCGTACTGACTACAACAATGACCCATGGTTCTCTCCAGGTGGTTTGAATCGTGGACAAGTTAAGAATGTTGTTCGCTTAGCATTCAATCCAAATAAAACACAACGTGATATGTTGTACAAAGCTGGTGTTAACCCAGTTGTTTCATTCCCAGGAGAAGGTACTGTTCTTTATGGCGATAAAACACTATTGGCAAAACCAAGTGCGTTCGATCGTATCAATGTTCGTCGTCTATTCATCGTTCTTGAGAAGGCAGTTGCAACAGCAGCTAAATTCCAGTTGTTCGAATTTAACGACCCATTCACTCGTGCACAGTTCAAGAGTTTAGTAGAGCCATTCCTACGTGACGTACAAGGTCGTCGTGGTATTACTGATTTCGTTGTTAAGTGTGATGAGACAAACAATACAGGACAAGTTATCGACAGCAATGAATTTGTTGCAGATATCTTTGTTAAGCCAAATCGTTCTATCAACTATATTACTCTTAACTTCGTTGCTGCTCGTTCAAGCATTAGCTTTACCGAAATCGGTGCGTAATTAAGAATAAATAGAAAGAACACAAAGGAGAAATAAATGGCAAATATTGCTGACTTTAAAGCACAGATGATTGGGGGCGGTGCTCGCCCTAATCAGTTTCGTGTAGAACTAACATTTCCGTCATATGTTACTCTAGGTGTGGTTGCTGGACAAAGAGCACAATTCTTGTGTAAAGCAGCACAACTACCTGGATCTACAATTGAAAACATTCCTGTTCTGTATCGTGGACGTCCTGTTAACTTTGCTGGAGAGAGAACATTCCAACCATGGACTATCTCAATCTACAATGATACAACATTCGGTATCCGTAATTCATTAGAACAGTGGCAGTCTGGTATTCAAAACTATAATTCGACTACTGGTCGTGTTAACCCTACTGACTATCAGGTTGACTTGAATGTTCACCAATTGGATCGTAATGGTGCAATTATTAAGAGTTACAAATTCCACGATGCTTATCCAACTAGCATCTCTGCAGTTGGACTTGACTTTGAACAACAAAATGCAATTGAACAGTTTGATGTAGAGTTTACTTACAACTTCTTCACTTCAAACACTGGNGCTTCTGCTGGATTTGGTGTTAATGTTTCTATTGATACACCAATCGGCACTATCCCTGTTTAATAATTAACTGAGGTTTATATAATGCAGATTTTTGGGTTTGAAATAAAACGCAAGCAGGACTCGGATCTACCAAGTGTAGTTACTCCGAGTCCAGTCGAGACAGGCGCAACCGTAATAAACACTGGCGTGAATGCTGGTGGGCATTACGGTATGGTCATGGATCTCGAAGGTACAATTAAAAACGAGAATGATTTAATTCGTCGCTATCGTGAAGTATCGCAGTATAGTGATTGTGATGGTGCTATCGAAGACATTGTTAACGAAGCTATTGTTGCAGATGAAGCCAAACGTCCTATCGAAATTATGATGGATGAGGTTAAAGTATCATCTGGTATTAAAAAGAAAATAGAAGAAGAGTTTGATAATGTTTTAAAGCTACTACATTTTAATGATAGAGCACATGAAATCTTCCGCTCTTGGTATATTGATGGAAGATTATATTATCAAATTCTTATAGATCCAGCAAATGCCAAACAAGGTATTCAGGAACTAAGATATATTGATCCACGTAAGATTCGTAGGATCAAAAATATCATTAAAGAAAGAACTCCAAAGGGAGTTGAAGTTGTAAAGACTGTAGAAGAATACTACCTTTACAATGATAAAGGAATTACTGAGCAGACAACACAGGGTGTTAAATTGGCTCTTGATTCTGTAGTCTATGCACCATCTGGTTATGTAGACTCAAATACTGGTATGATGATGTCTTATCTTCATAAGGCAATCAAGCCAGTTAATCAATTGAAGATGATCGAAGATTCATTGGTCATCTATCGCATTAGCCGTGCGCCTGAACGTAGAATCTTTTATGTTGACGTGGGTAACTTACCCAAGCTAAAAGCTGAACAATACGTTAACGACATTATGAACAAGTTCCGTAATAAGATTGTTTATGATGCAACCACTGGTGAAACACGTGATGATCGTCGTCATCTATCAATGATGGAAGACTTCTGGATGCCACGTCGTGAAGGTGGTAAAGGTACTGAGATTACTACACTTCCAGGTGGTCAGAATCTCGGTGAAATTCAAGACATTGAATACTTCCAAGGTAAATTATACCATGCATTGAATGTTCCAATCTCTCGTTTGCAACAGCAACAAGGGTTCTCAATTGGTCGTTCAACAGAGATTAGCCGTGATGAAGTTAAGTTTAATAAATTTATCGTTAGACTTCGTAAGAAATTTGTTGTATTGATTTCAAATGCACTTCGTGTGCAGTTGGTTGCTAAGAACATTATTAGAGAAGACGAGTGGGAAGATATCGCTCATAATCTAAAGTATGATTTCTTAGAAGACAATCACTATAGCGAATTAAAAGATGCTGAGATTCTAACTGCACGTATGGCAACTCTACAACAGATTGATCCATTTGTTGGTAAGTACTATTCAATGCAATGGGTTCGTAAAAATATTCTGCGTCTTGACGACGATCAGATTGAAGAGATTGAAAAGCAGATTGACGATGAAGAACAACTTCATATGTCTAATGCTGAACAAGAAGGTATGCAACAAGGTATGCAACAGACTGCTGCTAATAACTATATGCAACAGAATATGATTCAACCTGAAGAAGAACAGCAACAACCTGCTAAAAAGAAACCCACATAATAGGAGATTTGAATGAGTGAAACAATTGACACATTAGTAAATGCTATCGCTGCTGGCGATGCACTTGAAACAGAAAATGCATTCTCTGCTGCAATGGCGCAGAAAGTATCTGCCAAACTAGAAGATATGAGAACACAAGTAGCACAAAGTATGTTTAAATCTCCAGAAGAAGAATCTGCAGAGTAATGAGATATCACCAGTTCAATAAATCAATCAAAGCGAATATCGTAGAACATATTCGCTGTTATGGTCATAACATTATGTTGAATGACCATAACGTAATATTGATCGATGGAAGTGAAACTAAATTTAAGACTTTAGAAGAAGCAAGACGTCACATTAAAGAAGAACATATTGCTAAAAAATTAGAACAAGAAGTATCAAAAGATTTATACGAAAATTTATCTGACAATACAGTTGCTCATATCATCAAAGAATACCANGATGTTAAAGTAACAGATACGCTAATAGAAAATTATATTAGTCTTGCTTCTTCTAAAATTTTTACTATAGACCCAGTTGTNCAAGAGATTAGAAAATTNAATAAACTCGACAACTTGGTTGAAAATAAACTACACTATGTNTTAAATGATGATTCAATTGTAGCAATTAGCGAGCGCACCCAAGCGTTCCTAAATAACTTATTACAAGATCAAACAGATATTATCGAGTACATGAGAGAGAGTAAAGAAAACTTCTTTTATGTGCTTGAACGAATAGAGGAATAAAATGGCAGTTGTTAAAACAATATTAAAAAATACTGCACAAGAAGCAGTTGTTAAAATCGCAGGCACTGCAGCAGCTGCAACTATTGATCTACAAACTGATATTTTAACAGCATCACAAGCATTAGATGGTGCTACACAGACAGTTAATATTGTTGGTGTTCAGTGGGTAGGTTTACCTAGTGCTACAATAACTATCACTAGAAATTCAGTTAACATATTAACACTTCCAGGTGGTGGCGCAGACTATATGGAATTTGCTGCAGGAAATGGTTTTGTTGATACAATTGAAAACACAAGCGATGTAGTTGTCACAATCGCTGGTGCAGAAGCACAATGTTATTTAATTTTACGCAAAGTTGGTGGTTATGCACCTAAGATCGAAACTGCACAATTCGGTGCACACGATGACGAATCTGTTGTAGGAAGCTAACATGAAACTAATTAGAGAAGTNTTCGANCAAACCAGCTTTGTAGTTGAATCAAAGCTAGGAAANGGTAAAGAATATTTTATTGAAGGTGTATTCCTTCAATCTGAGCTACAGAATCGTAATGGTCGCATGTATCCAGAATCAATTATGGATAACGAAGTCGGTCGTTATATGAAAGAGTATGTTGAAAAAAATCGTGCTTATGGTGAGTTAGGTCATCCAGATACTCCATCAATTAATCTTGATCGTGTATCACACTTGATTACATCACTACGTAAAGAAGGCACTAACTATATCGGCAGAGCAAAAATTCTAGAAACACCAATGGGACAAATTGCACGTGGTCTATTAGATGGCGGAGCAAACCTTGGAGTATCTAGTCGAGCACTTGGTTCTTTGAAAGCAAATAACGAAGGTGTTCAAATTGTTCAAGACGATTTTATGCTGTCTACTGCAGCTGATATTGTTGCTGATCCTTCCGCACCTGATGCATTCGTTAGAGGTATCATGGAAAATAAAGAGTGGATATTTGTTGATGGAAAGTACGTGGAAAGACATATAGAAGAAGTTAAATCTCTAATCAAGAAAACTTCATCTCGTAATTTAGAGGAAGCCAAAGTACGTGCTTTCCAAAGTTTCCTGAGTAAAATCAGATAATTTATAAATAATTCAATAGAACTATCCAGTTATAGGAGAACACGATGTCAATCGAACAAAAAATTGCAGAACTATTAGCCGAATCTAAAAAGGCTAAACTACATGAAGAATTAGATGAAGAAGCTGGTGACAAGTCAGTAATTCGTCAGGGTAACGCTGTACCGAATGGTGGCGAAACACCTAATCCAGACAATGCACGTAACAACGTGCAAGACGAAAAAGAAGCTGAAGGTGGTACTTCTAAGAAGCCTAATGCTGCTACTGCATCTGCAGCAGCTGGTGACCAATCAGTTATTCGTCAAGGTAACACAGTTAAAGAAGATATGGCTGCACTATTTAATGGTGAAGACCTATCAGAAGAGTTTAAAGATAAAGCAACTACTATCTACGAAGCAGCAGTTATGGCTCGTGTTAAAGAAGAAGTTGCACGTATCGAAGAAGAATTCGAAGCTAAACTTGCCGAGCAAGTAGCACAGAATACAGAGGGACTTGTTGAACAGGTTGATGGATATCTCGGTTATATTGCCGAGCAGTGGATTGCACAGAATGAAATTGCCCTTGAGCGTGGTATGAAGTCAGAAATTCTTGAAGGATTTATTGGCGGATTGAAAGGTTTATTCGAAGAACACTATATTGACATTCCAGAAGAACGTCTTGACGTGTTAGGCGAAATGGAATCTAAGATCGAAGAACTTGAAGCAAAACTTAATGAACAACTATCAGCTAATGTTGAGATGAATAAAACCATCGCAGAACAAAAGCGTAGTGATATCGTTAAGACAGTAAGCGAAGGTTTGACAGATACTGAAACTGAAAAGTTTAATAATCTTGTTGAAGAACTTTCTTACGAAGATGCTGAATCTTTTGAGACAAAAGTTAAGACTATCCGTGAAAATTATTTCACAACCAAAGTTGCTTCAGGTGTTAAATCTGTAGTCACAGATGCTCCAGTAGAAAACTTGACAGAAGAAGTATCAAAGAAAGTTGATCCTACTATGTCAGCTTATCTAACAGCACTCAACAAAAATAAATAAAGGA